GATCGGTATCGGGGCTGCTATCTGGTACTGGCGTAAACAGAACCTAGAGAAGCACGGGGTATGATAGCTTTTCTATTCACCCCCATAGGTCGGTATGTCGCCATAGGAATTATTGTTTTTATGGCGGCGTCTGGCGCTTATTGGAAGATTAGGGCTGATGCGGTGGCTGAGATTGAAGCCGCTGCAACTGCTGACGCAATCAGGAGAATGGAAAATGCGGTTCGTGCTGGTGATGCTATTGATGTCTCCCCTGATGGCCTGCTCAAGTCTGATGGCCACAAGCGCGACTAATGGGACGGTTTGCGGTGTTTGGAGAGATGTATCTTGGTCATCCAAAGATACCCCTCAGACCATCACAGAAGTGAAAGTAAATAACGCTCGGCGCGAGGGGTGGTGCGCTGGCGAAAAATGATGTATTTATAGGGAGTTCGCGAGGCTTCCATGACCACTGGTTTAACATACAGTCAATATGTGACTGACATAGCTACGTTAGCAGTAGTTGATCCTGCTGACACAGCGTACACTACACTCTTGCCTCAGATGATCACATATGCGGAAAACCGCATGTATCGTGACATCGATTTCCTATTCACTTCGACATCAGTGACAGGATACGCTGTCTTACCCGGAAGCCGATCTCTTATTGTCCCGCAAGGTACGTTTGTGGTGACTGAACAGATCAATATCATTACACCTGCCGGAACTCAGAATCCAGATCAAGGCACACGCAATCCTTGTCTTCCTACGACAAAGGAATTTTTGGATGCGTCATATGGATCTTCTACATATACTGGACTGCCTACATACTACGCGCCATTCAATGATGATCTTTACCTTGTAGGCCCGTTCCCAGATCAAATTTACTATGTCGAGATTGTTGGAACATATCGTCCAGCTAGTTTGTCTTCGACTAACACAACAACATTTATCAGCCTTTATCTGCCTGATGTATTCATTATGGCCAGCATGATTTTTATCTCTGCTTATCAACGCAACTTTGGCCGTCAATCTGATGACCCAGCAATGGCTCAGTCATATGAAAACCAATATCAATTGCTGTTAAAGGGTGCAGTGGTTGAAGAGGCTCGTAAAAAATACGAATCTACTGGTTGGACTTCACAGTCTCCTTCACCTGTTGCTACACCTACGAGGGGCTAAAACATGCCCCATAATTCATTAAAACTTACCCCCGGCGTCGATCAGAATAGAACTATTGCGCTCAATGAAGCAGCGATATCGACAAGCAATTTGATTAGGTTTATCCCTGATCGACAGGGTATCGGTTTAGTACAAAAGTTAGGTGGGTGGACAAAATTCTATCAAAATTTAATTGGGTCTGTTGTCCGTAACCTTTGGGCTTGGGAAGATACAAATTCTCAATCGTATCTTGCTGTTGGCGCGGAAACATCATTAAGTTTCATAAATAATGGAAACCAACAATCGATAACACCGCAAGGCAAGACAGATAATGTTGCCGTTTCCTGCACAACGACAAGTGGCAGTCAAATAGTAACAATAACTGATGCTGGAATCAACGCTACGCAATATGATTATGTGTTTTTTAACACACAGATTAGCGTTGGTGGTTTGCTATTAAAAGGCATATATCAAACATTTAACCCAACAAATTCTGCTAATACTTTTCAAGTATATGCAATAGATAATTTAGGTGCGCCTGCATATGCCACATCTAATGTAACAAATGGTGGTGCTGTAGCGTCTATTACAACAGTAAGCGGTAGCCCAACAGTTACCGTCACTCTTAATGATCATGGATTTTCTGTTGGGTCTACGTTTCCAATATTGGTAGCAACAACAATTGGCGGTATCCCATTCTACGGAAATTATATAGTTCAAACGGCGGCAACTAACACATTTACAATTAACGCAAATAACTCTGCCACATCCGCAACAACTGCGTCTATCAACGGTGGTAATGCTCAATATCTGTTTTATCTGGGTGTTGGTCCTGTGCCATACGGGCAGGGCTATGGCATCAATGGATATGGCATTGGTGGCTATGGTACTGGCGTAGCATTAAATCCACCAACTAATACAATAACAACCACCGATTGGACGTTAGACAATTGGGGTGAAATCCTGATTGCATGTCCTTTGAATGGGGCCATTTATGAATGGTCACCACAGGCTGGCAACAACATCTGTTCTGTCATTGCAAATGCTCCAAACGTCAATTCTGGAGTGGTTGTTGCAATGCCTCAGCGTCAAATTATAGCTTGGGGATCTACTTTTAACGGCATTCAAGATCCTCTTTTAATTCGTTGGTGCGATGTTAACGACTTCAATACATGGGCTGGAACTGTAACAAATCAGGCTGGCTCGTATCGAATCCCCAAAGGATCTAAGATCATTGAGTGCGTTCAGGGCGCACAACAGACGCTTGTCTGGACTGACGTTGGCTTATGGTCGATGCAGTATGTTGGACAGCCGTTTGTCTATCAGTTCAATGAACTCTCTACTGGTTGCGGATTGATTGGCCGTAAGGCTGCTGCGTCTCTCGGTGGCGTCATATATTGGATGAGCCAATCTCAGTTCTTTCGTTTAGGGTCCAGTGGTCCAGAACCAATACAATGCCCGATCTGGGATGTGATCTTTCAAGATCTTGATACGACAAATCTAGATAAGATCCGTGTTGCTCCTAACAGCCGTTTTGGTGAGATCTCGTGGTACTATCCAACGATTAGCAATAACGGCGAGATCAATGCCTACGTTAAATATAATATTGTCTTAAACCAATGGGACTACGGCACTCTGTCAAGATCTGCTTGGATCAACCAGTCTGTGCTTGGCCCTCCAATTGGAGCAGACCCCAACACTGGCTACATTTACCAGCATGAGACATCAACTGATGCTGATGGCCAGCCAATGGCATCGAGCTTTGAGACTGGCTTTTTTGCTCTTCAGGAAGCTGATGTGAAGACATTTGTTGATCAAATATGGCCCGATATGAAGTGGGGCTACTTTGGCGGCACACAGAATGCTCAAGTTCAAATAACATTTTATGTGTCAGACTATGCCGGACAAACACCATTGGTATATGGCCCGTATACGATGACGCAAAGCACAACATACATTACGCCTAGATTCAGAGCCAGATTGATGGCTATTAAAATATCGAGCGATGACGTTGGATCATTCTGGCGTCTTGGTAATATTAGGTATCGTTTCCAGCCTGATGGGAAATTCTGATGGCAAGTCTTGATGACATCCTTACCACCCAACGAAATGGCGTTATTGCTATCAATAATCTTGGTCAACAACTCTCGTTGATCGAAGCTGACCTGCCGTGCATCTGCACTAACTTGGCTAATATCGTTACGCAATTAACGATTTTACAAAATGCTGGCTTACCAGATGTTACAAGTTCTACCGTAGCAGCTTCAACTACATATTTAGAAATAGCTGGTTCTGGGCGGTTATTTGCCGTTTCAATTCCAACTCACAGTGGATCTGCTCAAGTGTACGTTTACGATTCAGCAACTACTGGCGGCATAGCTGCGACAAATCTTATTTATGCGTCTCTGCCATCTAATGCCGGATCGTTCACGCCATACCAAAGCGTAAATTTGGCATTTAATAATGGACTTGTGCTTAAAACAGATGCGGGAATAACTTTCTGCGTAGCTTATACGGCTAATTGAGGACATCATGCCCCTAAAACACGGTTCCTCTCAACAAACAATTAGCAAAAACATCAGCGAAATGGTTCATTCTGGCCACCCGCAGAACCAAGCTGTTGCTGCTGCATTGAATGTAGCTAGACGATCAAAACGCGCTGACGGCGGAGATATTAAAAAATTACCGCATATAAGCGATACTCCCCAAGCTGTAAAAGATCTACTGGGCCTTAATGGGCCACGACTTCCTAATATTAATGAAACCCCACAATGGATCACAGACAAATTAAATGATCCTTTTGAATTTAATAAGGCAGCGAAAAAAGCTTCTGGCGGCACTGTTGAGAAGGTCCATGTGGGTCCGATCCATAGCCCCGTGGCTGGACGAACCGATCACCTTCCTATGCATGTCCCATCTGGGGCCTATGTTATACCTGCTGACATCATCAGTGCGATGGGTGAAGGCAATACGATGGCTGGCTTCAAGGTAGCTAAGGATATCTTCTCGGCTAAGGGTATCCCTATGAAGGGCGCTCCA